TTCAGTGTTCAGACCGTGAATCGCCTTCAGGTCTTGTGCCAGTTCCAAGGAGTACTCAGCCTTGAGTGCTCTTGACTTGGCGGTAACAGTAACTTTCTCGATCGAGAAAGCCATCTGGTTGAACTGGTTGTCGGTGCCATTACCAAGGTTTTCACCGTCACCAGTTACCATGCCTTGACCTACGTCATAGGCAGTTGAAGAAGCGGTACCAACAGGGTTAAGAACTGAAGGATTAGTACCTGACTGAGCAGTAGTACCAAGACCAGCAGCAACGTCATCGAAACCTGCGGTCAGGTCGAAGCCATCATCTTGACCAGCGAATGCGGTATCTGCTTCGTTGTAGAATGCTTCGGTACCAGACTGAGTCTCGTAACGGGAACGCATTGCGAAGATGAGTCCAGTAGGACCGTTCATTGGTTGAACGCCAGCCAGGTCATATGCGACCAGGTTAGGCATTGAACGTCTGATCAGGGAGATCAGGACGGGATCGAAACCAGCGGTTGGGCCGGCATCAGCGGAACCAGCACTGAAACCACCGGATGCACCAGCAGCGTTTGCAGAGTTGGTTGGGGTTTCCATCAGGTTCATACCTGACTGGAATGCTTGCTCCTCACGGAGGAATTTCTCTTGGTTTTCGAGCAGGACTGCGGTTACAGAACGACGATGACCGTCTTTGATTGGATCAAGACCTTCATAGTCGAGAAGTGGACTCCACTTTTCCTGCAGATGTTCTGATTGAAACATTTGCTTTTACCTTTTAGTTATTGTTTGAATGAATATTAAATTCACTTTTTGAATGCACCCAGAGTTCTGAGATATACTTCCATAGACGATGCTACGGGAGCGGGTGTTGAATCAACACTCTCAGAAAGGGTTTGTGGTGCTTCAGATTTTGCAGTAGGGGCCTTAGAGAAGTATGACTCCTTCAAGGTCTCCAGCTTTTCACGATATTCTTCTTCACTTTCAAACTCTACACTTTCAGCAAGTGAAGCGAGCTTCTCTTTCTGTGTCTCGGCGAGACCTTCAGAGACAACCGAAAGAACTACATCTGCAGTAGACTCAGCGAGTCTCTTGTTCAGACTAATGTTCTTGTCGATTTGCTCATTGAGTTTTGTCTCCATATCATCAAGTTTTTCTACCATGCTCTCAAGTACATCATACTTATCTTCAGGGATTACTACATAATGTTCTTCAAAAAGACCCTTCATGCCAGACAGGAAGGATTCAGTCATTTCGGTCTTGAGACCATGTTCGATTGCCAACTCATTCTCGGTCATCCACTCTTGGCAGACATATTCGAGGTATGAATCGACTCTCTCGGTGAGTTCTCCCTTCAGGGATTGTCTCTCCTCTTCCAGACGCTCAGCGTACTGGACCTCCAGGGTTTCCTGGATTTCTTTGATTTTTGAGGTTAATGCTGCTTCAAAGATGACTCTTGCCTTCTCTTTGAATTCTTCGGAGAGCTCTTCACCACCAAGAAGTGCATTTACATCTTCTTCGATGTCAACAGTCTCTTCAGTAACTTCTTCAGACTCGGATACAATCTCTTCCTCTTCGAGGACTTCCTCTTCTGTTTCTGTTTCCTCCATCTTAGCCATCTTAGCCATTGCTTCGGCTTTCTTGGCTTTCTTTGTGACTACATCAGCAACAGTTGCAATCTTAGGTTCGCTAAGTTTTGCAGAATCGTCTGTTGGTCTGTAGTTCTCAGGGGTAGGACCACCAAGATCTTCATAAGATGTTGACTGACCCTCACCTGGATTAGAGAGCTTATGCATAGGCTCAGCAGGTTTGGCGTTCGCGTTCACAGCAGTTTTAGATTGCTCCATTTCTTGTAAATCTCCACGAGACATTTGAAGTTACTCCGATTAACCTTTTTTAATCTATATTTATTTATAATTTATATTTTTCAATAAAGTATTATCAAAGACTGTTTAAGAAGTCATTGAACAGATCAGCTTTCTTCTCATCAAGTTGTTTTTGAGTGACAAGAGTGTTGATTGACTTATAAGTTTTGGATGCAAGTGATTCTCTCAGAATACCACCATCCCAAACCCATTCTTTGCCTTCCATAATACCTTCAACGAAAGCATCAGGAGCAGAAGGATCAGCAACAATATCAGCAGCAGTTGCCAACATAAAGTCAGGACCAACTACATTGACACCTTCCTTTGTAGCCATCAGTGAACCGATGCCTCTAGAAGAAACACCAAGCTTAACTCCTTCTCCGATGAGGGATTCTGCAATCTTACCCATTGGAGTTGAAAGGATTTTTGCTTTTCCGATAAAGTTGTTTCCACTTTCTTTGAGTGAAACAATTTTGTGACTGACACGATCCAGATTAACTGTCGGTCCATCAGGGTGTCCGAGTTCTCCAAGTGCTCTACCAGCTTGAATGTGATTCTCGTTATATCTTTGGACCTCTGTTCTCAGAGTGTCCATTTTATACATTCTACCATTACGGTTGCAGATATCACCTTGAAGGAAAATACCTTCAATATACATAGACTTTTTACCGTTCTTTTCTTCAACGATAAAATCAACTGTCTCGATTTCTTCTCTGATTAGTTTCATTTTTCTCAGGATACTTGTACTTGTTGGATGAATGCCTTGCCAGTTCCAGAATCAGTTTTTACTGCAACTTTGAAAGACTTTCTCAGTGTTGCATCTGGAGATGAAAATACATCAGTGACTGAACTTGAGTCATGATTAACTACAATTCTTGTGTTAAAATAACCTCCAACACCAGAAGTGTTATTTACACTCTGTACAGTCTTATGTTCAAAATCAAAGTTTGATTGACCAGTTACAGTCAATGTGACTGCATCACCCACATCAAAAGGACTTCCTGTTCCTTCTGGAAAATCAATAGTTGTAGTTGCACCAGTTGTAATACCTACAACTCTTTGTGATGATACAGGACCCAATGAAATTTCAGTAGTATCGGTAGTTGATACATAAAAATCAGTTTCAGTCGCAGTAGGATTTGCACCATATGCAACATGAACTCCTGCGGTCTCAGCTACAATCCTTAAAGAATCGGATTGTTGTTGAAAAGCTATTGTTTGTGCAGAGGAAGTACTAGTTGCAATAATACTATTAATTCCAACGGGTCTAGTTGCTGACATTATACTAATATAGTTCTATAATACTTATTTATTATTCCCCATCATCTACTTCTGTTGAATCAATATCAGATTCAATTTCGTCTTCAACTTCTGCCTCTGTAGTATCAAAAATTGTTGATGCTACATTGGGTCTAATGGCTTCAATATTTTCTGCACTCTTTGCAAACAAAATATCTTTGATCTTATCACTAATTTGTGATGATGACTCGTCTGGACTGACGAGCATATTCATAAGTTCGTCCATAAAAAAGAATTAACTCTACAAAAATTATTTAGATGATACCGCCTTCGGGACTCGAAACACCATCTGCTTCTGGATCTTTAGGTGAGGTTGGTGACTGAATGGCATCTGGAGTTGCACCACCCACTCCCATACCAGGATCCATAGGAGCCCCGGTCATTGGGTCTGCCATTGCATTTGGATCTGGAATTATACCATTCTCAATCTCTTTCTCGATAAGAGTATCCTGCTCAATAATCTCCTCATCAGTTTGACGCAGAATCTGGCGACGAACATAATCTTGTGAGTAATACTTACCAACATAAGGTTCTGCAAGTTGTGCAAGATTCAGTCTTTCTGTTGTAAGTTCTGCATTCTTGAGTTCCGCAAAATGATTATCATACATGAAGTCATATTGAATATGATCTGCCATGTACTCCCAATCTTCTGGAGTAACAACATTCTTGAGAAGAAGTTGAGTTCTCAACATATCGTTGAACATGGAAGAGAATCTCTTTCTCATTCTTCCTACAAACTTGGAGAACTTAATCTCATCTCTTAGTATCTCAGAAGAACGACCAAGAGAGAAACCACCTTCTCCTTCAATACGAGTTTCGGGAACATTCAGTGATCGATATAACTTTCTCTGGAAGTAGTTGATGTCTGTGATTTCTCCAAGATTTTGACCACCAGGAAGAGTAGTAATTTCAGTTCCTCTACCACCCTCTCTTCTAGGAAGCCAGAAGTCTTCCATCATAGACATGTACTTTTTATCATCACGAATCTCACCAGTATTTGCGTCATAGACTAACTTATTTCTGTAACGCATCATTACATCACGAAGATATTGTTCTGCCTTAATTTTTGGAAGATTACCAACATCAATGTAGAAAATTCTACGTTCTGGTGCTCTGGAAAGACGATAGATAACTAGTGAATCCTCAATCATCATCAACTGATTGAGTGGTTTAATCGCTTTATGTAACCAAGATAATGTAAGACCTTTGTTCCTATCTACTAAACCAGATGTGCAATAAGTGACAGAATCACGGGTCATCTTGATACCCTTTTGGGGATTACCTCCGTAACCTGAACCTCTTGTACCTGTTGAACTATCAGGTGTATAGATAAAATATTCTTCAATCTCAGGATAATTGTATGCAAGATTATCTGAATTACTGAACTGAGTTCTTGCTGACTGAAGACTATCCTGACCTTCTTTCTTCAGTTTTCTTACGTATCTAATCTTAGATGCATCAATATATCTCAGTTCTTGAATACCTTCTTGAGGATTCTTGAGATCAATAACTTTATTATAATAAAGTCTTCCGTCAATATACCAATTCCTAAAGATTTCATGTGACTTCTTGTCAAAGTCTAAAAGTTCGAGAATATAACTAAACTCATCTCTTACAATATTTTTAATCTTATCACTTGCCTTTAAGTTTGAGAGTTCAATCTTAACAGGACTGTCATTTGTGTCCGATACTATTGCTTCATTTACAATATCTTCAATTGCACTATCACACTCTGGATAGAGTGCCATTTGTCTGTATCTTCTAATGAGATCCGTCTCATTTTTATATAGACCTTCAATATCTAAATTATAACTACCAAAAAAACCACTACTGGCGAAGTTCTCACTTCCATCCTGATTAGAGGGTGGGATTGGAGAAACTACACCAGCAGGGGTCTTTTCGCTATCTTCAATTGAAAAACCAAATAATCTGGCCATTATGATTAACTAGACTGTCTTGTCTAGTTATTTATCATTCAATCAGAACTTCACCAGCGTTAGAAGCACTAGACTCAAGTGAGTTGCCAATAGTGAAGTATTGAACTTCAAAGGTTACGTCAAAAGTCTCATATGTGTCTGAACTATCATAACTCAGAGCAATTTCACTGATGTTAGTTGGGAAGATGTCAAAGAACTTATAAGTTCTAAGAACTGCTGACTCACCACCTTCATTCGTGGTTGCAAATCTTTCAGCACCTCTACCTAACTGTTGAACGTATGCATCAGTCATGTATGAAGTTGGGTTGGTAACACCAGTTGCATCATCGAGCTTACTGATGACATTTGCCCATCTTTCAAATGCAGTTCTGAGTTGGAAGTCCTCATCATTGATGATGGTAACAGTCCAAGGATTGAAAGTTCTGTCTCCAGCAACCTTCAAGTTTCTACCTCTGAAAGGTACATTGTAAGATGCAACAACAGACGCAGGAAGTGCAGCTGCCTTACAAAGGAACTTGAAAGTTCCACTTTCAGCCTGGTCTCCACCTCCCCATGCATCAGCAACAGCTGATGGGAAAGCAGGCATCGTGACTTCAAATAAATTTGGGCGGGCCCCTCCACCCGCAAGTCTCGATTTAAATTGTGAAAGGGATTTTGTTTGTGCCATTGGTTAGTCCTCCTTAGTTATTTAATAAAATCAAACAGATCCTACAACTTCTTGGAAGTCAACACCGGTTCTAGTAGCAACAAATGTCAGTGTGACATAGTTGATAGACTTGGATGGTTTCAGGAAGATGTCAGCTCTGAACTCATTGTTGTCAATAACATCAGGTGTATTGTTTGTCTCGTCACAAACAACTAAGAAGTCAATAATACCTCTCTTGGCTTGAACATCTCTGAGATAAGGTTCAACAATGTTCACAAAATTAGCTCTTGTGTTTGCATCGTTGAGTTCAAAGAGTTGTGCATTTGCAGCTCCCTCAAGTGCTTGTTCGACAGTCAGGAACAATCTTCTAACGTTGATTCTATCAAAGGCAGAGGAGAATCCAAGACCAGTCTTATCGCCGAAGAGAACAATACCAGCACCTCTTTGGGTAATGATAGAGTTAATTCTTGAACCATAAAGAACATCTCTCTGAGCCTTAGTTGGGTTATATGCCAACTTGACTGCATTGTTCAGAACACCTCTTTGTAAACCAGCAGGTGAGAACCAAGGGAATGCTTCGATAGAAGTTCTTACACACAGACCAGCGACATC